CTGCAATCACACCGTGAGCGGCTTCGTTGCTGATTTCGAGGCCGTATTCGCACTGGAGCAATTTCTGCTCAGAGTCCCCGACACGGGCCAAGTCAACAACCTCGAAATCACGGAGGTAGTTCACTGACGCGTACTCAGGGTCGAGAACAAACGCAGAACGATCACGTTGAAAACGTGATGGAACAATGGAGATGCTTCCGAAGTCTGAAATATAGATTTCAGCGCTACCCACGATTGTAGTAGGTGCATCAGAAGGAGCCATGTAACGCTGTGCCGCGATACCTGCGAAGGTTGACGCCTTCTGCTTCTGAGTTGGGCCTACCATCAGAATTGATGGATCTCCACCTTCAGTCCACACGCTCTGGATGACGTCCTTCAGGAGCGTCTCTGTGAACTCGCGAAGTGCGTCGTTAGAAGCATCTGTCGCCGCCGCATTTGGGTAACCAGAAGTTGTTGCAGACAACGTTGGGTTTGCACCGTCAGTTGTACCGCCTGAACCACGGTTAGTGTTAGTACGGAGCCACGCTTCCAAAGATGCAGTCTTGCGCGCAGTTGACGCATCGCCTGCAACAGCGGCTTGGTTGCGAGTCAGAATCGCTTCCATGTCCCTCTTTAGCTCGGAGCTAGCCTTTGCCAAAAGATAGCTTAATTCCGAATTCCGGCCCGCTTTGTTGACCACTTCTTCTGTGCCGCTCACAGAAATCACCTTGCGGCTGATCTGTGTGTAGTTCTGCATACGCTTAGTTGCAGTTGCAGAAGCGTCAGATGCAGTTGCGCCTGCGCCTTCGATTACAGCGTTCGTTGTATCAACTGAAGCCAATGAATCTGTCTGGAACTCAAACAATGTGTTCGCAACAGACTTACGTCCAACGTTAGAGATGAACGGAGTTTCTTCTGGCGAGATGTTGTAGATAACATCAGCCAGTTGCTCGCGGATACCAACCGCGTCATAGGTAGTAAAAGTTGCCATGAGTTAAATCTCCTAACCTAGCAAATGTTTAAATGCATTAGCCGCGTCTGCGACTTTGCCTGTTTTTGCGAGTCGTTGTTGCGATTTACGATAGGCATCTCGTCCTTTAGGCGTTGTTGTCGCGGCTCCGGCTTTCGCAACAGGAGTTGCCTGTTTCTTGGCCTTTGGTTTACCGCCCTGAAGCTCATCGAACTTCATCGCCTTGTAGAGCGTCGTCACCGCACGGTGATCGTAGAACTGCGCGATCTCCTGATCGGAAAAACCGATCTTCTTGGCATAGTCAGCCACTTTCGCCTTCTCTGCCTTCGCGACCTTCTCATCACGCCACTGTGGAAGAGCCTCGTTAAGTTTCCCTTTTTCTTGCTCAACAAACTCTGCGATCACGCGTTGTTTGTCCGCTTCCTGCGCTTGGAGCAACCGTTGCTTCTCCTCAACAAGTGCGCGTTTACGCTCTTGCCGTTCGCGCCACACTTCACGCTGAATGAGCCATTGCTGTGGGTCTTGTTGATACAGGGCATCCCAGTTGGGTTCTTGCTCCTGATCTTGCACATCAATTTGCTCAAGCACTTGCGCTAGTTGTGCGCGCTCTCCGCGAATCTGGTCAAGTTCTGTCTCCAGATACTTGCGTTGATCCGCCAATGCCATCGTTTTACGCGTATAGTCCTGAGTCCGCGAATACCCGCTTAACAATTCATCAATAGTCACTTCGACTTCTTCACCATCTACTCGAACGGTGTAAGTCTGGGCGCTACCTTCTTCGTCGGCTTCGTCCGTTTCTTCCTGACCGGCTTCGGGGTCTTCTAAAGAGTCCTCGCTATCAAACTCTTCCGACGTATCCTCTAGCCCAACGTCCTCTGCATCTGCTTCGGACTCTTCTACCACTTCCTGTTCAACGACTTCTGGGGTTACCTCTTTTGGCTCCATTAGTCCGCCAAATACATTCGCGGCTTGTGTTACTGATAGTGATCCAGTCTCTTGGTTGTCACTCATGGTTACATTATCCCTTATCTACGGTTTAGTTTGTCAAGGTGTTGTTTAGCCAACTTCCCCTTGTCCATTACGCTGATGAGTTGTGATTCAACCTCATCTAGCATCCTGACAGCCATATACGCCTTCTCGCGTTTAGCCGTGTC